GCTTGATTTAAAGGTGCGTGTTGCAGCATATATTTATTCTCCTGTTATTATTTATTTCTGAGTACGCCTACGATGTCTTTGCACTGGCCTAGACACACGTTTGCATTAATGAGTAAATCGTTGATAAGTGGTAATACTTCTAATAGTCTACCCATTTGTGTCTTCGAGTTATCGCTTCCAACAAATGTCGATCTAGACTGGGGCAAAGTATTATCACTCTGGATATGTGACGCGTCGTTTAAGTTGCTCTGATTAGACATGGCCGACGCTATGCTCATGTCGCGAGCTGATGGATTGTCCCGATAGTCTGTAACTTTCATTTAGTCCTCCGATAAGAAATATTCAGTAGCATAACCACCAACCGTAAGAGCAGCTAGAACGTAGGGGTTACCGAGTTTCAGCTTGCTGCCTAGATTGATTAACTTACCGAGGTTTGTTGAGGTGACAGCTTTACCCGCTGTGTTAAGAGCGAATGATGCTGCACGACCTCTAATTCCAGGGAGACGAGCTGCTTGTTGAAGTAGTTGTACTCCCTTAACTGCTGCGTCACCGATCCTGTCTGCTCCGACCATTGTTAGTGCGGTTTGGGTTGTCCATCCGACACTTGCTAGCCATCCGATAGTACCTGCGCCCGAGCCGATAGCGCTAGCTAACTTGTCGGGATCAAAATTACCATCGGCGTCTTTAACCGCGTCGAGCTTCTTCTGGTAGAATTCAAGTGAATTTGAATTCTTGCCATTTGTCGCGAGATCATCGGCTATCTTTGATACTTTGGCCACATAGTCGGGATCGTTTGGAAGGCCTGCTTTCAAGGCAGCCGCTAAGAATAGACAGGCCGCATCGAATTGTGAAGATGCGAAATTTGCAGCGCCGAATTCTGTAGTCACAGCAGCAAGGAAGGCTTGAATACCGGGACGGTCCTCTGGCCCTCTACGTCTGCTAATGACTTGGTTGATTTCGTGTGTGTGCAAATCGTGCTTAATCATGTGAATTAGGTTGCTAAGAGCGTCATCACCAATCAACGCCGAACAGTGTTCAAAGAATCCGAACGCTGCCTTCTCTTCCTCGTCTCTAATGTAATCTGTAAGCATAGACATAACTTAACCTCCCGCTGCTGCTAAAAG